GAAAGAGCGGCTTTCTACGAGGAACACCCGGAAGAATACAAAGAACTTTATGGAGGTAATTAACAATGGCTCATAAGATTTATGACAATTTCTTCCTCTCCAATGAGGTTGAAGACCAGTTCAATTCCCACTTGAACTTACAGCAGTTCTGCACTGTTGATAACTCTCTCGTGGGCGAAGCTGGTATGAAGCGTAAGATCAACGTCTACACCGCTACCGATGGCACTGAGAAGCTGGCTATGGGCGAGGGTAACTCCAAGTCTATCGAAGTTTCCTATGCTGAGAAGGAGTACGAAATTCTGCTCGCTCAGAACAGATTCGAGTACTATGACGAACAGGCAATGACTGATCCTATGCTCGTTCCTGTCGGTGTCCGTCACATGGGTACTGATATGTTCAACACTGTCAACGCTGACATTTTCGCTGAGTTCAACAAGGCTACTCTCACTCATGCGGCTACTGGTTATGGCTTCGGCACTTTCGCTGACGCTGTGGCAAAGCTGAACCTTGAGGAGATCGAGGGTGTGAACATCTTCGGCTTCGTGAATCCGGCTGATATGGCAGAAATCCGTAAGGCTCTGAACGAAGACCTCAAGTACGTTGAGTCCTTCGCTCGTAACGGCTATGTCGGTACTGTTGCTGGTGTGAACATTTACACCAAGAAGGACGCTGTGTCCGGCACTATCATCATTGCCACTAAGGAAGCAGTTACCATCTTCAACAAGAAGGGTACTGAAATCGAGCAGATCACTAAGAATGCTCGTTCCGAGACTGCGGCTAATACTCGTCTGAACACTATCTTCTCTCGTAAGTATTACCTTGCCGCTTTGACTGACGCAACTAAGGCAGTGAAGATCACTGTTGCTGAGAGCGTCTAATCACAGAACAGGAGGACAGGAAGTATGTACGAAGTTGTAAGAGCGTTCAGAGACGCTAAGAACGAAGATCACTACTACGGTGTAGGTGATACCTACCCTGTGTCCGGCTATAAGCCTACCAAAGCTCGTATCGAGGAGCTTGAGAAGGGCAAGAACAAGCACGGCAAGGTCTATATCAAGAGGGTTGAGGAAGACGAGTCTCCCGACAACGGTTCTGAGCAGACCGATGGTGCTGACACTGCCGATCAGACTCCCGACAACGGTTCTGAGGAATAAGTAAAGGAGGTCGGATAACATGACGCACGATGAAAAGCTGACTGCGCTCAAGGCTATGGTCGGCGGCTCTGACACTGACGAAGTGTTATCCGCCTATCTGAACCTCGCCGGAGGTAAGATTATCGCTAAAGCATATCCGTACAACAGCGAAGTGACCGAAGTTCCGGCTCAGTACCACTACCTACAGGTAGAGATAGCCGCCTATATGCTGAACAAGCGTGGTGCGGAAGGTCAGACTTCTCATACCGAGAACGGTATCACGAGACAGTATGAAAATGCCGATGTACCAGCTTCCATGCTGAAAGCGATTACTCCCTATTGTGGGGTGATTAAATGAGGTGCATGAACAGAAACAAGGTAAAGTTCTTCTACTCTCTGTATGAAGGACGAGAACCTATCACAGACGAGTACGGTAATGTGACAGGCGAATATGACGTAAAACACGGTAATCCGACTGAGGGTTATGCCAATATCTCTGCCGCAAAGGGTGAAACTCAGACACGGCAGTTCGGTGAGTCTGAGACCTATGACAAGGTAATTGTCATGGATAACGAAGCTCCTCCGATTGACGAATACTCAGTGCTTTGGGTCGATACCGTTCCCCAGCTCAATGAGGACGGTTCGTTGGCGGTGGACGAGGAAGGTAACGTGCTTACCCCTCATGACTACATCGTCAAGAAGGTTGCAAAGAGCTTGAATAACGTGTCGATTGCGATAAGCAAGGTGAACGTCAGTGGCTAAGAAGGTTATCAAGTTCGGATTATCGGAACGTGAGATCGACAGGGCTTTGAAGGAACTGGAACAGTACAAGCAAGACCTCATTCGTAAGACAGAAATTCTCCGTGAGAGGATTGCTGAGAGGATTGCAGACCAGTCCCGGAGCGGTTTTGCCGGAGCGATTGTAGACGATCTGTTGAAGGGCGGTCAGAGAGCCGCCGAGGTCAACGTATCAGTCGAAGTCCGGGATAATATCTCGGTGATAATCGCAAGCGGCGAGGACGCAATTTGGGCTGAGTTTGGTGCTGGTGTGTATCACAACGGTTCAGTCGGAAGCTCCCCACACCCCAAAGGTGCGGAACTCGGTTTCACAATCGGCGGTTACGGCAAAGGCATGGGTAAAAAGGAGACTTGGGGCTTCTATGAAGACGGTGAGTTGCGCTTGACGCATGGCGCACCAGCGGTAATGCCTATGTACAATGCCGTGAAGACCGTATGTGCGGAAATCGCTGATATTGCAAGGGAGGTGTTCAAATGATTGACATGGAAAACGAGATTTTCAACGAAGTGTCTGAGAGAGTCCGGGCGAAGTACCCGAACATTTTCATGACAGGTGAGTATGTGAAGTCTCCCTCCTCTTTCCCTTGTGTATCACTTGTTGAAGCGGACAATGCGACATTCCGAAACTCGCAGACTTCCGATGGTAAAGAAAACCATGCGGCGGTCATGTACGAGCTGAATGTCTACTCCAACAAGACCAAAGGTAAAAAGGCAGAGTGTAAAGAGATCGTGGCTTTCATTGATGAAATACTCATGGAACTGAACTTCACTCGACTTATGCTCGAACCTGTACCTAACCAAGACGAAGCAACCATTTATCGAATGCTCGGACGCTACCGGGCAGTCATTTCAAAAAACAAAACGATTTATAGGAGGTAAACCGAAATGGCAATTTCTACCTACAAGGTTTTTCTTATGAAGAAGACCGAAAATGCTTATGAAAAGCTCGTTGACATTAAGGACTTCCCCGATTTGGGTGGTGCGCCGGAAATGTTGGAGACAACTACTCTTTCCGACAAAATGCAGACCTATATTCCGGGTATTCAGTCCCTTGACGCTCTCGCTTTCACTGCGAACTACACCAAGGAAGATTACACCAAGCTCAAGGCTCTTGAGGGTGTAGAGAACGACTACGCTGTGTGGTTCGGCGGCACTGAGGAAGCTGGTGTCGTGACTCCTACTGGCACCGATGGCAAGTTCGAGTTCAAGGGTCAGCTTTCCGCTTATCCTGTGGGCGGCGGTGTGAATGAGGTAGTTGATATGAACATCACTATCGCTCCTTCCACTCCTATCACTATGGCAGAAGCGTAATCAAGAAATAACAGGAGGACAGACAAATGGCTAAACAGCTTATTTTTACTTTTGAAGACAAGGAATACACGCTTGAGTTCAATCGCAGAACTGTAGCGGAAATGGAGAAGAAGGGGTTCATTGCTTCCGAGATCACGGATAAGCCTATGAGTACCCTTCCGGCTCTGTTCGCCGGAGCGTTCCTTGCACATCACAGATTTGTGAAACAGGACGTAATCGACAAAATTTATTCCAAACTTACCAAGAAAGAGGACTTGATCGGCAAGCTGGCTGAAATGTACAACGAACCGATCATGGCTCTCGTAGAGGAACCCGAAGAAGACAAGGGAAACGTGAACTGGACAGCAACTTGGTAAGTGACTTGCTGTCCTCCACTGAGGGGAGTGGTGGTGTAACTGCCACTGCTCCCCTCAAAACTTACACAGAGAAATTCCATGAGCTTTTTCCGTACTATCTGTCAATCGGTATGACCGAGGAGCAGTATTGGGACAGAGACAGCACACTTGTGGTGGCATACCGCAAGGCGGAAGAACTCAAAACCAACAGGAAAAATCAAGAAATGTGGCTACAGGGTGCGTATGTGTACGAAGCTCTGTGCCGGGTATCTCCTCTCCTTCATGCGTTCGCCAAGAAGGGAACAAAACCTGTACCTTATATCGCTGAACCGTTTGCTATCACTGAGAAACAGGCGGAATACAGACAGGAGGAAAAGGAAAAGAAGAACTTCGATAAGGGCAAAACGATGATGGAAGGATTCATGATACGACACAATAAGAAGTTTGAAGGGAAGTGAGAATCATGTCTACTACAATCGAACAGTTAGAAGTTGAGGTACAATCGAGTGCTACGTCTGCCGTGAGTGGTCTTGACGC